AAAACAAACGATAAAGATGGCATACTACAGTTTATGAATATTATGAAGAACATGACCGATGTAGGGTTTACAGAATTCGAAGAAGACGATATCGTCAGAAGTTGTTTTGTTAAATCCTATATACTCAATAAATTGCAGGCTGGAATAGTCTAAGGAGTACCGATGGGCGATTTAGTAGATGCAAGAGATATATTTGCGGTTCGAAAACATATCAATGCAAAAGATTTGGAAGGTGTTCGGAATTATATGGAGGCAGAGGAATATTCTAGAAATATATCCCATAGTCTCATGGAGAATATCATAGACGCAATTGATCAGTCTGGATTCAATATATCAGAAAGAAAAATGCTAGATGATTTGACGTTTATTAGTATGGCAATAAATGCCAGTTTAGATAGACAGTTAGGTGTGGATAATCAATTTTACGAACATATCGGGAAAATGATTAAGAAAATTAAGTCTGAGATAGTGAAGGCTGAAACAAAATAAGGTAGGTTATGTTTAATCATGTAGAGTTTGAGTCTGATGACTTCGAACTTAAAACTGTGAATGAAGATGGAAAAAGGTGGTATGTTACTGATAGTGGTGGGAGATATCCTTCTATCACTACAGTAATTTCTTACTTCAGTAAAGCAGCCATCATGGCGTGGAGAAAACGAGTCGGAGAAGCAGAGGCAAATAAAGTCTCTCTCAAAGCATCTCGCAGAGGAACCAACGTCCACTTGATGTGCGAAGACTACATCAACAATCTTCCCATGAAAAAGGAAGCGATGCCAAGCGACTTAGAAATGTTTCATATTATGAAACCAGTCCTTGATGAAAGAATTGGAAACGTCTACGCGCAAGAGTATGCGATGTATTCAGATCATCTGGGAATAGCAGGACGCTGTGACTGTATTGCAGAATTCGACGGTAAACTATCCATCATAGACTTTAAAACGTCTAAGAGACCTCTCAGTGCGTTTGGTGGAGAGAAATTGGACAAGTACTTAAGACAAGCCTCAGGGTATGCAGTGATGTTTGAAGAACGAACTAAAATACCTGTTTCTCAGGTCGTTATTATCGCTGCAGTAGATAATGAATTACATCCGGAAGTTCATGTCTCAAAAAGAGACAAACATATCGGAGATTTGATTGGAATGATTGATGAATATTATGTCAAAAATGGTTTGACGAATAAGAATAATTATCAATTAACAAAGGGAATAATTGGGATGTAATGATTTCCAAATATTCCTCATTTATTTCACGGTTTTTTGACCGATTTAAGAATGTAAGGAACTAAATATGTGGATATGGTTAATTCAAGCTATCGCTGGAAGTATAATCGGAAGTGCTACAAGTAGTTGGTTTCAGAACACTGCAGCAGGGAAATGGTTCTTTGCAAAGGTATCTTCAGTATACGACTGGGCCGCAGTGCGGTATAATTTAAAAGTCTTGGACGCAGAAGATACATGGAGAAAAAAGTATCCAAATGTTTCTGCTAAAATGGACGAATTAGAAAGTAGATTGGAGGCGCTAGAAGAAAAATAATTCACACATTAAGGACACTCACAGTGGAAAACTACAGACAAGTTCAGGCAAGAATGACAGACCTCAATTGGGATGGCGATGATTACGAAGATAGAACTGTTGTAAGAAATTCAGCAGACATCGCTGCAGATTCCATGAAATCACTAACGAAAGAATATACTAAATACTATAACGTGATTAAGAACACTGTGAAAAATTCGGCTTCGGTGAATTATGATCCAGATCTAGAATCAATCGCAGTCTTATCTACAAACTAATGTAGAACTTATTGACAAACCCTTCGTTATGTTATATAATTGTTGAGTTATTTAACATAGCACAGGAATATTGCATATGAAATTTACGCTTCTGTTCGCCGTGGCGTTGGGAATAATTACACCCAATAAAGTGGCTACTAGTGTTCTGGATAGAAATGCATCAATTGAAGAAGAAGTTCGATGTCTTGCAGAGAACGTCTACTTCGAATCAAGAAATGAGAGTGTTATGGGACAAATCGCTGTCGCATATGTTACTCTCAATCGTGTTTTTGCACCAAAACATCCAGACACTGTTTGTGGCGTAGTCCGACAGGGAGAATATAAAGAATCTTGGAAAACTAGGGCAACCAAAGATCCAAACGACGCTGTATTCATCCCCGTAAAGGACAGATGTCAATTTTCTTGGTACTGCGATGGTAAATCTGATAAAATACTCGACTTGGTTGCATGGAAAAGTGCGGTCAATGTAGCCGCAATGGTTACGGTAGAGTATGGATCAGAACGGCATAGTGATCCTACAGATGGAGCACTATGGTATCACGCAGACTATGTTCAATCTAAATTCCATTCTAAGTTGGTTTATACCACTAAGATTGGAACTCACATATTCTACCGATAGGAAAAAACTAGTATGCTAAAGACTATGAGTCAAAAAGAGTTCAGCGAAGAAATTGAAAAGTATGTAAAAATATCAAGAGAATCTTATATGGATTCTGTTATTATGTACTGCAAAGAGAATGATATGGACTTTGAGAATATTAATTCTCTTATGAGTACAGTACTCAAACAAAAAATACAATTTGAGGCAGAAACCCTCAACATGATGGCAAAAACTGCTAATCAATTACCCCTGTGAGGTCGGGTCTGGTCATGGCCAGCAGAAAAATGGATGATTTTGAATGTTATAAGATGTTTATAGCAATGAAAAATCACTTTTCCACAAAAAATGACTCATATGATTACATAAAATATCGTGGAAGAGTCTCTATACCCGAAAATACCTATCTGAAACGAAAAGATCGTGCGATTTTCAAAGATCTCAGTAAAAAATACACTCGCAAGGAGCTAGAAAACTACTTCTTGTCCGTATTTCTGTCTTCTAACGAGAACGGAACTGCAATTGCAAGAGGGGAATTCTTAAATTCCTCAGACTTGCTCTCAGAAGAGACTCAAGACTACTATAAACTCTGGAAAACGAGAAATCAGAGTCTTTCGTATCTGTTTGAAGAAGATTTCGGCAAGATTATGGAATCTGCTGTTAAAAATGAGTTAACTTTTAACGAAATTTTCGAATGTATCGACGGAGATTACCCCTTGGTCATGCAAATGGAACGTAGGGGGTTGATTTCTATTGAAACATTAGTGATTTTAGACAAAATTCTAGACTTCTTGGACAATGTGAAGATCAGTGAAACCATCTATTGGCCGATATACAAACGAAAGTGTAAAAAGTACTCAGGATTTTTGATCATAAATAATAAAACCTATACTAAAAAGGTGAGGAAAATTCTAATAGACGATTATTACGAAGAGTATGGTAAATCACTAGAGAAGTAAAATGCAACTAGCAATAATTACACTTTTATCGGCACTTGCAATCAGTGGAGTCGCCGCATATTATTCTATATTTGGATTGGCAAAGATATTCTCGGCTGCGGTTCTTCCAATTATCATCATGGGGGTGGTTCTTGAGGTAGGTAAACTTGTAACTGCATCTTGGTTGTATCGAAACTGGACAACTTGTCCATTATTGCTCAAGAGTTACTTTGTAAGTGCAGTAGTGGTCTTGATGTTCATAACATCTATGGGCATATTCGGGTTCTTATCGTCTGCACACATAGAACAGACACTGGGAAATCAAGAGAATCAATCTAAGATACTCAGAGTAGAAGAAGAAATACAAAGAACAGACTATCTTATTGATGCTGCAGAGGCAAAGATACAAGATCTAGAGAGTGCGGATATAGATTTCTCTGATGGTATACAGAGTCAGATTGATAGAGAACAACAACGAATAGATACCGCATATGAACGTGCGGATCCTCAAATAAAATCTCAGATGGCCATTATCGAAAGAGAAAATGAGATTGTCGAGAATAGAGTCAAACCTTACAGAGACGAGATTGCAAATATTGATTCTCGCGTAGAACAACTAGACGGAGCCATAAAAGAGAATAATGTAAGAATAATACAGAGAATTGTTGGCACAATTGTTGACGGTTCGTATGGCGAAGAAACTGCAACTAAAGTAGACTACTTTCGATCTCAACAATTAGAAGAAAGAGACAAACTTCTAGAAAAGATTGATGAACTAAGAAATAAGGACAACCAGAACATAGACTCTGCAATGGATCAAATTTCCGATATAAGGGAAACTGTGCGTCAGGAGATAACTGACTCCAATGCCCTCATACAACGTCTTAGAGCGCAACTGGGTGCGCCTGTGAA